TAAGCTACAATATCAATACCAGCAGTTATCTGGGATGTAGATGTATCTAGCAGCCCATCTAAATTTTTTCCATATATAGCTTTTGTCGTATGCCCTTGAGAGTCGTAATTTTCATCAAATTTATTTTGTGTACCTCTAAATTTATTATAGTTAACACTTAAGATGCTCATTAATCTATCTACCATTTCTGGTTGTTGTGCTAAAGCTCTATCAAATACTATACCATCGTCGTCTGCTAAGCTAGCTAAGTTAATGAGGGAGTTTATATCGCAATAATCTATGTCATTAGTATTTGATGTAAAGTTTTGAATTTTTGACCACAACTTTTTACCTAAAACAGTGTAATCGCTGCTCACCCCACCGAAGATAGTACCTATAAAATCTGTAAATAAAATATTTTTATCTAATAAAATTTCCTGAAATCTTAAATCTTTAATTGTTTGTTCGAAATCAAAATTTTCATTTTGTTTGTAAGCTTGATAATAGTTTTTAGGATAACAAGTAAATGTAGCAGCACCGGTTACAGTATTTTTCAGTGTCGGGCTTGTAGCTGTATTTTCATATAAGCATTTCGCACTTAGTGTTAAGAAAGACGGCTTTCCAGAAAGAGTTAACAATGTACTGTCATTAAATGTTAATAGCCCTCTATACCAAAATCTCGTATCAAAAGCAGATAAAGGCGCAGCACTTAAGCTCTGTATATCGTAATGAGTTGTAGATACGGCAACACCACTGACTCCAGGTATAACTTCTGGTGATGTTCCAGATAATAATTCAAATGTAGGTGTTGTGTTACTTGACAATGACTTCATTGTATAGTAACCAGTGTTTTTTGGAGATAAGATAAATGGAATGCCTAACCCTTTAAATTGAACTGGTGAAACAC